TAATCATAAAGAACATCATGAAATTCATAGCCTACATTTCTCCAATATGCTATAGCTATTTGTACTCTCGTTCGAGAAATATTTAACTCTTTACAAATCTTCACAAGGGGAGGAAGTTTCCAGGTACCTGTTTGCCTAGGCTTCCCCACAGCAAACACCTCAGAAGGGTTAATGGCACAATAATGTAAGGGATAAGTGGTTGTATTCAAGCATCCCGCAAATAGGAGTATAAACAACATATTAATACATAGTTATTCTTCGTCGTTCTTTACCTCGTCCAACAATGCCACAATGTCTAGCCCGGCACAATCAATCTTACGCTTGCTAACATGATAATGACTTACAAATCCTGTAAACTTTCCATAGGGAACATCTTGTTCATATTTTGTAGAAATCTTGCCGAACTGACTCTTCGGAGCCTCATAGGGTATCTCGGTAGCAGCATGAATGGCTTTCCATAAAGCCTTGAGGGCTTCAATTTGAACTGGATAAAATCCCAGAAAGGGATCCAATTTAGTTCCGTGTACCCAGGCGCCATCTATAATAGGACGCTCGCCATGACCCCGTTTGACATATGTATCTTGATATTTTAAATAATAAGCGTTAGATATTTCAACGCCCACTGACGCCCGATTGGCGCGAGAAGATCCCGCATGAAATGCAGCGTGTTGCATATCTAATGTCTGATAAATAGTGCCGTCATTATCAATCATGAAATGAACTGAAATCCCTCTCTTATCTAACACTCTAGCGCAAGAAGCTGCCGACAAACATACGTCCCAATGATTTACAAAGTACCGTATGTTGCGCTTCGGGCGACCGGTGTAGTCATAGTAGGATCCTTTCTCTGCTTTGTGTCCTTCTCCTTCCGACCATAATACCATCTTCTCCCAGTCAATGGGAAAATATGAACCGTTGTAAACAATATAATTAGAGTATTTCACGTTGGGCGGCTTATGATCATCAACGTCTGCCTGTCTTTCTGTCCATAGACGACGAAAAGTCATGGGCCCACAAAGCCCGTCCGGAGTTAGTTCTCTATTCCGTTGCCATTTTTTGATAGCTCTAACGAGTTTATCGTCAAAGTACTTTTCCCCAAACCATGAGGGTTCCCATCCAAGCTTTTTGGCAGAAGCTTCATTGTAAAAATCTTTGTCCATTCATTGTATGTCCTTTAAAATATTCCTATAATATAATTATCTAGTATAACATTATATAGCACACCATCTACACATATTTCCTCTAACATGGACTTGTCCACCACTAGAGTGGGATGTTTGCCAACATTTGCTACCGCAGATAATGCGTCTTTAAACCTTACATCTTCTGCCCAGTCCAAAGCTACTACTGTGGCATGTCTTTCTTGAGTCGGCTTAAAGCTATCGGGAAGAATGATTCCAGTATCAGTCTGATTTTCTTCTGTTTTGGTTCCTTCTACCAAAACATAACGATTAACCGGCTTAAACATTTCCTACCTCATTTTCTAGCACTTTCTTATGAGTCTCAAACTCCTTCGATGTCAAAAAAATATCTTCGCGGCTGCCGCAGTGTTTACAATACATTGTAATATTTACTTTGCCTCCCACAAGAGCACGGATGTGGCCAGTGGGCGCCCAATAACATTCTGTTGGGCATCTTCCTGCCGTCTTGATTCTTTTTTGATCAAAAAGATGATTAAAATTCATTTATACCTCCTATTAAATAGTACATGAATCATTTGTACAAAACTTTGTCCCGCTTCCGCCTTCTTCATCTTCCACGCGCTGGAGTGGGGAGATGTTTTTTATCATACGGTTGTAAGTACTCTTATCAATTGCTTCGTAGGGAGCTTGTTCGTATCCTGTCTCTTTATATCTCAAAAAAGAGACAGCTTTAAGGCGCGTTTCATACATTTCTAGAGCATCTTTAATTTGGGGCGCCTCCTCGTCATTAAATGTAACCGTAATAGAAACAGAATTATCTGCCCAATAATGTTGATATTGGGCGGCGATCTCAAGCTGCTCCCACATACTTACATTGCGTTTGCCCTTTACAAAATAAGGCTCATGAATAGGAAACTCTACCACCTTAGTATTAGGAGAGTATTGATCATCTTCTATCGTATAGCCAGCATTTTGAAGTGCAACCAACAATTGAGATTGATTTGAAAAACGAATGCGACGAATATAGTATTCGCTCTCAGGAAAATGAATTCCTGGGGTGGATCCATTCAGCAACGAAACCGTACCGGATGGCTTGATAGAGGTTGTTCTAACAGACTTAGGGATGCACAGCCAATTAGAATATTCCTCATCTAATTCGGCTACATGCTTATAGGCATTGTCGCACCATTGATACATTGTTCTTCTTCCAAACTTATTAAATGCCTGTACAACTCCAGACTGAGATAGTCCGATTCTTCTATTCTTCAACATCTTTGCGTTGGTTTCGGGCCATTGAGTGTTTGTAAGAGTAACAGTCTTGCCATAAAGATAGGCAATCTTAAGCGTCTTTAAATAATCTTCATAAGAATCGTGCTTGGCAGGATATGTCTCAACCAAACAACATAACTCTCCATCTTCAAGCTGTTGCTCAACACAAGGATTAAACCCTGCAACGTTAATGTCATCGTATCTTTCAGGATCCTTAAACCTTCCTCTGATGCGTGCATTATTGAGCCAGATATATCCTGGCTCGCCATTCTTCTGGCTCTGTTCTGCATGCCACGTATAGTCCATTCCTACTTCAGCCACAAAAGAATTATTGGAACCCCAACGATGATGATAAAGCTTCTCTTGATCGTTCTTCATCTGAAGATAATGCATGTCATCGTGGGTGCCCATCGCCAGAGCGGCTGACCGACGAACGTTTCCTGCCACAACGCATCTACCGATCAGATTCTCAACATCAACGATGTCAACTGAAGTGATTGGTTCGCCTATCTTGTCTAAAAATAATTCTGCTAAATTTTCGTGCAGTTCTTTAAGAGGAGCGGCACCACTCGAAGTGCCTCCAAATCCTTTAATGAGGGCACCTTCAGGACGGATGGCGGAATAATCAAACTTGGGTACCTTAGTCCCGAAGAAATATCCATCTAATAAGATATGAACTGAATTCACCCAGCCTTCTCTAGAGTCATCAATAATATGAATGTCGTTGGTTTGTTCTGGCTCTTTGATAATGAGGCTACCGGCGCCCAGAGTGTCAAACCCCACGCCAATACCCACCATCAAAGCGTCCATCATCCAAGAAAATAAATAACCTCCCTTGGAGGAGAGTTCTCTAGTAGATCGAAAGGCACAATTAAAAAGGCCGGCGCCTGTTTTTTCTTCAACAAACTTCGTGCCCATCATCCACAACCCACGTCCAGGTGGCGTCCATTTCAAATTAAACAAACGATCATATGCATCCTTGGCGGTTCGTTGTGCTTTTGCGTCATTCCATTCTAAGCCGTTATCAATGACATGTTGTTTCTGCATATTAAACATGCCCTCAACGACGCGGCGACATGTCTGCCACCACTCCTCAGTACCTACAGCATCGGAATCAAACTCGTTCAGTCGGCGCGCATAAGTACGCTTGAACGTGACATATCCCAGTGGGCCCCATGGTATCTCTTGGGTTTTATACGGATCAATAAACACATCTGACAATCTAAATCTGCGGACATTTTGTGAAGTTCTCATAAATTATTTTCTCCCTTTTCTGAACTTTTCATATCTTGTTTGTAATACTTGTTGTTGCTTTTTAGGATCAAGCGCCACGGGATTTAACTGTATCTGTGGCGTTGTTGCCTTTGGAAGTATTTTGATATTAACATTTGATGTATCCATAAAAATATCATACACAATTCCATCAGGACCGTTCCGGTTTTTAGCAATAAAAATCTTTCCTTGGTTCTTCTTTTTATCTTCAATGGTGCGCGACACAGAAAAAATAAAATCTGCGACGAAACACTTATTAAAGGCTTCTGAAATTTGTTCCATTGTAATCACTTCTGCACTTAGCCCAGATCTATTTGTTTGTGAAGCTGTCCATAAGGCACACTTAAATTCAGAAGCAATCGCTCTAAGCTCTTCATAAATAGATTCCAATTCGTTTCGTCTCTCTTTTCTAATAACAGTTGGGCGCAATAAATCTGCATAATCAACAATGATCATTCCAGGATCGATCCCTCGCTTGACGAGGCGAGACAAATGCGCTCGAATAGTATTGGTGGAAGCAGACTTGGTGGGATATTCTTTCACGATTAGTTTACCATCAATCTGGTTGATTTGTTTATAAATATCTTCTTTAAAACTGGGTAAATTAGAAAGACGATATCCAGTGATACAGCTATCATACCGATTTCCAATCACAGTGTCTGGCAACTCCAGCGTATAATGTACCACCACCTTCTTTTCTTTTAGCGCCTGGACGCCAAGATGTACAAGCACCATTGACTTGCCGGCGCCGGTGGGAGCAATAACAACCCCCATCTCTTTCTGTCCCAAGCCGCCTCCGCTTATGCCGTCGATGTCTTTCCAGCCCGTAGTCACGGGGCGTCGATGTTTGGGCTTATATCTCTCCTCAAAATCCTGAATAAAATCATGTCCAAAATCAGTCTCGGAACCAAGTCTTAATGAGTCATTGATGACTTTGGAAATCTCATCAAAAGAACACGTCTGAAGCAGTCCAACGGATTTCATCATAGCCTCTTTAAGATTTTGTTTCCGGCAGAAATCTAGGCTAGCCTCTTTAATGTATTCTATATCAGTGAGTTCTTTCTTGTGTATCTTTGCAAAATAATCACGTACCTGTTTTTGAACTATCTCATCTTCTTTCTCTAAGTCAGTTCGTAGGATACTAATAATAGCATCTACCGAAGGATGTTTATTATACTTCTGTCGATATGTGATAATGCGCTGTACAAAGACGCGCAAGTATTCTAACTCTAAAAAGTTTACATTAAACACTTCCATTATCTGATCGGCAAATGGCCGATCTTCGAAAATTAGTTGTACCAGTCCTTCTTGGAAAGCTTTTCCATACTTCCCAAAGCTTGCGCCCTCTCTTGTCATTTATGCCCTCTTGTTTATTATTATAACACGTTGACGGTAAAAGTCAACCACATTCTCTCACGATCTTATTCATGTGCGTTTTTAAATCTTCTAGATTTAGTTCTCCAAATCCATCATCACGCATCATACGAATAATTTCAGTTTTATTAAATGTAAATTCAAAGTTCTCGACAGCTTCCTTCGTCACCATCTTAGATTGGAAAGACATCTGGGGAGCGTACAACTGCATCATTTTATAATTATGTTCGATTATCTCCTTTCCCTCAATGATGTTAGGAAAAAATCTAAGTTTGCTTTCGGCGTGTTCACAATGTTCTATAACCTCTTCAATTGTATAAGCTTTTTCCTCCGATAAAAAATCAAGCCTTTTTGCTACTGTTGCAAATCCAACACCTTTAATACCTGGAAGGTTATCAGAGGCGTCTCCAATGATTGCACGTGCTAGTGCCATGTTCGTGGGGTGAATTCCCGTTTGCTCGATGATACGATTTTTGTTTAACAATTCTTTTTTAACTGGCCGCATCAAAACAGTCTCATCATCACACAACTGAAAGAAGTCTTTGTCGTTTGAAACAATAACCTTCTGCCAGCCCTTGTAATAAGGCATCTGAGTGATGTAAGAGATAACGTCATCTGCTTCAATTTGAGGTAGCA